GGGATTTATTAAATTAAATCCCTTTTTTCGTTTCTGGATATTTATATATGAATGAAAGTATCTAATTAGGGAGTATTGTATGAAGAATGATCCAGAAATATTTGGTGGTAAAAAGTTTTCTGATTTATTATCAGAAATCCATAAAAATTCATCTGATAAGAAAGTTCAGATAGATTTACTTATATCTGAATTGACAAGTTATATCCAAACAGCAAATGATGTTGTTCAAATAGTTCCACTTATATCTCAATATCTTGAGGTAGCAGTTAAGAATGATGAACAATTAATTAAGGTAGCTACATTAGTTCAAAGGTTACTTGCTGTAGAAGGGAAGAATCAAGAAAAAGATTCATTATTATCGGAGAATGAAAAAGAACAATTATTAAAAAGTTTAGATGATGTAGTTGTAGATTTAAATAAAAGAAACGATGACATTCAATCTGATGTTAAAAAAGTAAAAGATAAATCAAAGAGAGCAAGTTCATAATGGCATTTGAAAAATATACTAAACCACCAAGTCAAAGAAATACATCGGATACTAAACCCGTTGGTAATTTCAAAACGGGAATGAAAAGGTCTGTTCTTGATGAACCTAAAACTAAATTTTTTCAACATGAAGCTGGGGAGGTTGTCGATGTAATTTTAAACTCAAGTCATCCAGACTTTATGAAAATATCAGATATAGGTTCTTGTAAAATTAGATTACTTGATAGTGAATTTGCTTTACCAAAAGCTCAATTAAATTGGTATAGATGCGCAGAAACAAATATAAAAGAATATCCGTTGGTGGGTGAATATGTAGTAGCAGTTAAATATATGGGTAAGTTTTATTGGACACATAAAATAAATGTATTGGGTAGTATAAATAATAATGCTATGTTTCATTTTACAACTGGTAATAAATTAGATAATGGTTTTGGGGTAGTAGCTAAAGCTGCTGGTTATGCTGCTAGTGCAGCTGCTGGAGCTATAAAGAATACTATGTCACCATTTGCTATGGGAGATTTATTTAAAGGTAATACTCTAATCGCTCCATTAACAGCTCACGAAGGACATACAATGTTTAATGGTAGATTTGGTCAATCAATAAGATTTGGTAATAGAGCTAGATTAAAAACACAAAAGGGATATCAGAGTGATGCTGGAACAGATCCATATAAATCACCTCATATTATTTTAAGGGCTGGTCCTATGTTTGATGAATCAGCTGTGAAAAAAGCTACTGGTAAGTTTGTTGGATTAGGAAAACCAATAGAAGAAGATATAAATAAAGATGCTAGTTCTATATGGATAACAACAAAAGAGGATGTTCCATTATCAATAGCAACAGCTAAAGAGAAAATGAAACCATATACATCTGTAAAAAAACCGGGTAAATATAATGGTCAGCAAGTAATTGTAAATTCAGATAGAATAATTTTTAATACAAAGAAAAAACAACTTTTAGCTTTTTCTAAACATGATATGTATTTTAATAGTGGTAGAGATTGGGGATTGGATGTATCAAAGAAAATTAAAATACAGAATATGGATACCTTCCAAATAAAATCAGATAAGAAGTTTTCTATATTCTCTAAAGATAAAGTTAATATAGACGCAAAGAAGAATATAAATTTTGGAGATAAAAAGGGTGAACTTATAGTTAAAGGTGAAACACTTCATAAACTATTAAAAGAGTTAATAGATGCTATTAAAAAAAGTTTAACACCAGCTGCTTGTATAGCTGGTCCTTATCCAGTAAATCTAACAAACCCAGCTTTCTTGGAAGCTGTTAAAGCAAAATTAAGTAAAATGTTAAGTGATAGAGTAACAACAGTATAAATAGGAGGTTTCAAATGAAACTAAATGAGTTAAAGAAAATAATAAGAACAACAATAAAATCTGAAGTAAGAAAAGCTATCAGAGAAGAACTAACTGAAATTATGTTAGGTAAAGAAGAAAAAAAACCTTCTTTAAAATCTATGGTTAAACCAAAGAAAAGAGTTGTTCAACAAAATACTAATGAAGTTCAATATACTTCTAATCCACAACTAAATGAAATTCTAAATCAAACAGTTGGATTTAATGGTGGTGGTGGAGCAGGTTTAGAAGAAGATGATAAAACTATTTCTATGGATAGTAGTGTAGCTCAATCTGGAAATTTAAGAGGTAGGTTTGCTCAGTTAATGGGAGTTGATAATGCTTTCGAAGGCCAAGCACCAACACCTCAAGGTAGAGAAGCTAATTTAGTTCAGACAGCTGCAGCTATGGGTCGAACCGCAGACCAAGTTCCAGATGATGTTGCTAATGCACTAACAAGAGATTATAGAGATGTAATGAAAGCTATTGATAAGAAGAAGAGTGGAGGAGGACCATTAAAGTAATGGCACTTAATAAACAACAATTAGCTAAAGGTATTAAAAAGGCTTTTGATGAAGGTCATAAAATTGTTCAGAAGAATGATAAGGCTGATATGCATTGGGAGATAGCAAAGAGGATGGCAGATTCTATAGATAAATATATTAGAGGTGGTGATGTAAAAGTTGATACAGATACACCTAACGTTAAAATAACTCCTGGTATAGCCACACCGCTTGGTTCAACCATAGCACCTGGTAACCCAATTCCTATGTCAACAAGGGGAACTGGAAAGGGTAAGGTAGTATAAATGCCATTAGATAAAATGAAATTAGCTAAAGATATTAAGAAGGCTTTAGATAAAATGGAACAAAAGGGTAAGAAAAAAGGATTTAAAACTCCTGATGACCCTCATGAATTTTTAGGTAGAGAAATTTCTAAAGCTATTGATAATTATATAAGAAAGGCAGATGTAGAAGGTGAACATAATATGTCTAATTACAAGATGGCACCTGGTTGTCAAACATTAGAATACGCACCACCTTATGCAACGCCAACACCTGGAGCAACAATATCACCTGGTAACCCTGCACCACAATCGACAAAGGGTCCATTTGGTATAAATGCATATCCGGGTGCTAAAGGAAAAATAACATAGGAGATAAAAAATGCCTGAAAATCCAGATTTAAATGATGATATATCGGTTGGTGTAACGCTACCGTTTGATGGGGATCAACTTGGTGGGTATGCTTTATCTAAAACAACACTACAACAAGCTTCATCAAATATAAAAAATCTTTTACTAACGATGAAAGGTGAAAGACCAATGCAACCAACATTTGGATCTGATTTATTTAAAACTTTATTTGAACCTATGGTTGAGGGTGGTGATATAGAAGAACAAGCTTCATTAGCAATTGAAGAAGCTATGGAGGAATGGTTACCTTATATAAAAATAGAATCGTTGGATTTCACATCATCGAATACTGAGAAAGACAAAAATATATTTAAAATAACAATGGTCTTTTCGATAGTAGGTGATCCAAATAGATTTGATGAATTAACATTTACAGTTGAAGGTTCGGGAGAATAATAATGCCAAAGCAAGATGTCAAAAAAGAAGTTAAATATTTAAATAAAGATTTTAAACAATTTAGAAATAATCTAATTGATTTTGCTAAAGTTTATTTTCCAAATTCATATAATGACTTTAATGAAACATCTCCTGGTATGATGTTTATTGAGATGGCATCATATGTCGGTGATGTGTTGTCTTATTATATAGATAATCAATTTAAAGAATCATTATTAGGTTATGCAGAAGAACAACAAAATATACTTAGATTAGCACAAACACTTGGGTATACACCAAAATTATCTACACCATCAATTGTTAATTTAGATGTTTATATCGTAATACCATCAGACTTAACAGATTCATTAAATCCAAAACCAGACTATACATACGCTCCTATAATTGAAGCTGGTATGGAACTTGGTTCACAATCAACAGGTACAAATTTTAGAACATCAGAACCTGTAGATTTTAGAAGTGGTGGTGTTGTATCTGTATATGAAACAGATGGTGATAATAATCCAATGAGGTGGTTGATTAAAAAAAGTGTTATGGCTCAAGCTGGAACAGTTAAAACTTTTACTCAAACTTTTGGTGCACCATCTAAATTTGTAACATTTGAATTACCAGATGCAAATATTATAGAGATATTAGATTGTACAGATTCGGATGGTCAGAGTTGGTATGAAACACCATATCTTGCTCAAGATACTATGTTTGTTGATACAGCAAACACATCTGCTAATGATTCTGAATTAGCTCAATTTAGTCAAGACGCACCATTTTTATTAAGACTTAGAAAAACAGCAAGAAGATTTATAACAAGAATAAATAGTTTAAACAAAATGGAATTAAGATTTGGTTCTGGTATATCAGACAATCCTGATGAAGAGATTATTCCAAATCCAACTAATGTTGGTTCATTCTTACCTGGTTCACCATCAAAGATAGACCACTCATTTGATCCATCAAACTTTTTATATACAAGAACATATGGAACAGTTCCAACTAATACTTCATTAGTAGTTAGTTATTTAGTTGGTGGTGGTATAGATTCAAATGTTCCTCAAGGAGATATAAAAAATATTAATTCAGTTGTGTGGAGTTATGATGATGAAGAATCTTTAGATGTTAATACTGTCAAAAAAATAAAACAATCACTTGCTATAACAAATACAGAACCAGCTACAGGTGGTAGGGGTATTGAATCAAATGAAGAAATTAGAATGAATGCTATGGCTCATTTTTCTACACAAAATAGAGCAGTAACTAAAGAAGATTATATAACAAGAGTTTATTCTTTACCATCTAAATATGGTAATGTGGCTAAAGTTTATATTGTTCAAGATGACCAAACAAATCAAGCTGATGGTGTTGTTGTTACATCTGATAATACTGGTAAATCTGTAAATACAGAAGGAGAAGGTGGAACAACATCTTCACAACAATCTAATGGAACATTTGGAACTGGTGAAGTTGTCAATGCTGGATTTACAGGTCCAGCTTCTGCTGGTAAAGCACATATACCAAATCCATTAGCATTAAATTTTTATACTTTGGGGTATGATTCAAATAAAAAATTAATTAAACTAAATTCAGCAGTTAAACAAAATTTAGAAAACTATTTAAGTCAGTATAGAGTATTAACTGATGCTATTAATATGAGAGATGCTTATATAGTTAATATAGGAATAAACTTTCAGATATCAGTATTAAAAAATTA